TCGATCGAGGCGAGGTCACAAACGCCATCGCCTCGATGATGAGCGACATGGGTCAGCATGAGGAGACGCGCCCCATGAATGCCTTCCTCCAGCAGATGGGCCTCGCCATAGCCACTAGCGGCGATCCCCTGCAAGCCCGCCGCTGGATCCAAGGTTTCCACTGACCAGGCCAACTTGAAATGCCGCCGGCTCTGTACGAGTCCCGCATCCTCACCGGAGCCTGGAAACGGGCACATCCCGTAGTCGGGTCGGGTAAGGCCAGGGTCGGCGGTTTAACCCCGAGAGGAGAAGTAGTTATGATTCACAGAGCGACCAAAACCATCGAGACGCTAAATTTCCTCGTTAACGTCATCCAACGCGACATCGAGGACGGCAAATGCATGCTGATCTCTCTCTGCATGCACAAGGTCGCGATCGAGCGCGCGTTACGGAAGCTCGATCCAGAAGGCGGTGACCACAAAGTGAGGGTTGACCGTGGTTGCATCAAGTTCAACTTTCAGGGTCATCGCTACCTGGCCCATCTACCGCGCAACGCAAAGCTCAGTCTCATACAATTCGACAAAGAGCGGAAAGCACGGGCGCGCGCCGAGCGTGAGGGCGTCAAGTTCGTCTCGGCGGTGAAGTCACACAGCTATCGTGTGGAAGCGGTGAAGGGCACCAAGGTTCTGCCGTTCACGCGCGAGCGCCAAGAACAAATCAATGCCGCGCGCCGCGCGCGCGTTGCCGCCGGCTTGCCCGACAAAACAAAATACGACTTGCGCCATCGTGTCGAAGGCCTCGGCACCGTCTGAGGCGGTCTGACAATCGGCCCGCATCAAATGAGGCTGACTCAAACAAGCCCCCCGTTTCATAGCAAGGCAAGGAGAGCAGACCATGAGTGTTGATCTGAAGAGCAAGAGCGGTGTGGAGTTCGGCCGCTCGTGGTGGGAATGGCGGCCGCTGGCGACCTACTGCTTTAAGGTTGCCAAAGAGGTCTGCGAGGCCTCGGAGCATGTGAAGCGCTGGGGGACCAACGAAGGCAGGATGACGGGCATGGAAGCCCGCAACCTGGCGCGGCTGCTGCAGATCGAAATCGACAGCGGCGCCACCGCACGTTACGTGCAGCAATTTTTCCGCGACCTCGAGAACCTGTCGGACGTAACTTGTGATCTGTGCCACGGCACCGGCAAGCGCTCGCCGCTCGACGGGCTGATATCGCATCGCTTGTCGCTCAAAATGGCTGAGGATCTCGGCGAGAAGGCAGGCATCGATTCTGATCTCCTGCGCATGATGCGTGAGGACTACATCAAGGATGCGTTACGCGATCCGACACCAATCGAGTGCAACGGCTGTGATGGGCTCGGCACGCGCCGGCCGAGTGCCTGCATGTATTGGATGAGCCTAGCCAACGTGCAGGAGCTCGTCGACTTCCTGGTCAAGTGCGACGGCTTCGAGGTGACGTGATGATCAGCCAAACGACGGGGTTTCTGATGATTGCCGCGTTGTTGTACGCAATCGCGATCCACCTCGGAGCGATCAGCAAACCCGGCAAGTTTGAATATCTCTGCTTTGCGGTCATCGGCGTCTACTATGCGATGGGGTGGCCGCTGTGACCGACGAGGAACAGATCAGGGCCTGCGACGCGCTGATAGCCTGGTGCCAGAGCCAGGATCTCATGCCGGTCGACATGGTGCCAATCCTGGCCAAGGTCATGGTTGTTGCCTGTATCAGCAAGGGGAAGGAGACGGACAAGCGTCGCGGCAATCTCAACGCCAGTGTTGATGAGGTGAAAGCGGCCTCGAGACTCGTGCTCGAGACATTCGAACAATTGTTGAAAGACTGAGGAGAGCGCTACCATGAGTGATCTATTCTACGAAGAGGATCTCGCAATCCACAAGGCGCGCGTCCGCGCCAGCGACCACGCAAACGAGATGATCCGTGAGCTGGCCACGTGGAATGGCCGACTATCGATGACGATCGAGCTCGCACTGCTCGATTTCAAATATAACCGCTTAGACAGAGCAATCGAGCGGCTGCGTGCGATCTCTGACGAATATACAGCGGAGCGCGACGCGGCCATTGCCAAGCTAGCCGCGCCGCGAGGCGAGTAAGGTTCCTCTTGCTGCGGAATTCCTGCTCGGTGAGCGTGAGCATCGGGTTTCAGAAAGGTGCCCTGCCGTCGCAGCAAGAGGTGTGGGTCATTTGCGGTTCAAGGGCACTAACTCACGCATCTCTGTTTGTTTGGTGGCGTATGAGTGCTCAACACGATGCGTTCAAGGGGCGGCACAACGATTCTGTGCCGGCCCTTTTTGCTGTCGCCGCGTGGTTTCACAGGCGCGGCTTCAGCGTTTCTATCCCCGGCTTCAAGCAAGCTCCGACCGCGGCCGAGCATGAACAGTACGCCGACCACGGCGACTTGTTCCTGCGTGAGGATGACCGCTGGAAGCGCGTTGAGGTGCATCACTACAGGTACCTGGGCGACTGGACATGCGCGGCCGAATACAAGGACTGGGTTAAGCTCAAGAACGTCGCCGCGGCCGACAAGATCGGCATCGACAACATTGATCGCGTGATCATCCTCAACGAGAACAAGACACATATGGCTTGGATCTGGCGCGAGACGACTGCGCCATGGATCTCGAAATGGTTCACCCCGGCTAACACCGGTAACCCGGAAGAGAAATATATTGTTGCTCCCGAAGCGGCGATCTACATGAGGTTTGATGATGAAACAGTCCAAGCACCACGACCACCCGAAGCCGCTGTTGAGCCTGAAGCAGATGATGGAGATATCTTCTAACTACGCCTACATGGCGATGTGCGCGACCGGCGAGGTGTACCCGGTCTTTCACGTTCAGACGGTCGACGAGTTTTTCATGATACCGGCGCCGCCTGGCTCGATGATGGACAAGCCTACACTGCTCAAAGGCATCCGCCAGGTGCTGGCAGATATCGACGTGATCAACGTTGTCTTTATCAACGAGGCGTGGTGCACCGATGCCCGCACCGAGGCCGAGTCGCAGGCGATCGACAGTTGGCTTGATCAGCACGGGTCGCTGGCTGAATTTCCCGGCCGCTCGGAAGAGGTCGTGTTGCACGGCGAGGACTCGAGCGGCGCGTTCATGAGCGGGCACCGGACGATCATCCGGCGCGTTGGCGCGCACACGCAGCTCGGCCCGCTCGAGCTCGAAACGGCACAAGAGGTGCGCGGCCGGTTTGTCGGATTCCTGCCACCACGAGGGACAATGCAATGAGCCTATTGGTCCCCACCAAGTTTGAGCAGTATCGCTACCACAGCGACCGCGTCATCAAGGATATGCGCGATCCGGCGTTCTGGACGAGCAACCACGGCGACAATTTCGGCGCGTTCCAGGACGTGCCAGGGCCGTGCGGTGAAAAACTCAATGTCTTCGTCAGCGACGGCACGCTCCCTGGGGACGGCTGGGAGCACGTCTCGGTGTCGCTATCGCGTGTTGGCAAGGCGCGGCTGCCGAACTGGGAGGAGATGTGCTTTGTCAAAAACCTGTTCTGGGACGAGGAGGATTGCGTCGTGCAGTTCCACCCGCCGAAATCCGAGCATGTGAACAACTACCGAGTGCTGCACCTGTGGCGCTATCTCACGCTGGATTTTCCGCGACCCCCGAAGGAAGCCGTCGGTGTTCAATCACTCGGAGAGCTCAAATGACGCAAAAAGAGATTCTTGAGGCGCTGTGGGAGGACACGGTTGTACGTTGCCCGCTGCACATTGTTTGGTGGTCAGCGACCACGCTTGAGCGCAAGCACACCGAGCCCGTCACCGGCGAGCTGGCGCCCGAGCAGATTTACTACACCAAGGGCCGACGAGTAGACCTACGATGACTCCGCTCACCGAGCGTCTGCTGCATCTGCTCCACCTGGCGGGCCCGAGCGGCATCAGCGGTGATGATCTGTTCGGCATCATCTACGACGGCGCCACGCCGCGCTATCAGGGCGGCAACAAGCAACACCGCGAGCGCACCGCGCTCAAGGCGCTAATCTGGAGGCTCAATCAAGAGCTCGAGCTCGATGGCCTGGCGATCGCCGGCGAGAAGTGTGTCGGCGGCTGGTATCGGCTCGTCAAACGCTCGGGTCGTTCTCGTCGACAAAGCGCCAGTGCACATTCCCCATCCCGCTGAGCCCGATCGCCTTGGCCGCGGCCGGGGTTAAATCCAATCCCGCGCCGTTGCTGGTTTTGCCCTTATGCTTGCCGCGCGGGATCTTGCTGCCCTTGGGTTCGGCCACCGGCCGCACCTCGTTGCCGAGCACATACGCCTCGTCGTCGATGACCCAAGGTCCAACGTCACGAATCGCACAGACGACGTCCTTGCCTGTGGCGATGTTGTGCACCAGCACACTCGGGCGCGTGCCGGCAAACTTCCACGGCAACGCACACCCGAGCTCCGAGTCCGTGATCTTGTCGTATGGCGGATAGGCCGAATCGTTTGGATCCGCGTTGCCGCCAAACACGCTGCAGATGATGTTCTGGTGATTGGCCTGGAACACCGGCGTGGCCGGCTCCTCTGGGCCTGGCGCATTAACCGAGACGTCCTGGCCGTTGATGGTGATGCGCACCGGCCCGGTGGCCGTTATCGTCATGTCAACCGTAGCGGTGACCTCGTCGGGTGGCGGCTCTTCCGGCTCCACAGGTGGCTCGACGGGCGGCTCGGTCGGCGGCGCGCCGATCGTGATCTTGCCGATCGTCTCGGCCAGGCTCTTGCAGATGGCCTCGAAGTTACGCCGGTACAGGTCGGCGTCGGCGGAGCTGTCCACGAAGCACACCTCGAGCAAGATGCTCGGCATGGCCGTGTTACTCAAAAAATACAAACTGGACGATTGCTTGGGGCCGCGGTTGATGAACCCGCCGGCCACAGCCATGCCCTTGGATACGGTTGAGGCCAGCGATTGCTGGCTGTAGTACCATACCTCAGTACCCATTGGCTTGCTGGTAGTACTGTAAGCGTTGAAGTGGCAGCTCACGTCGTAGTCCCTGGTTCGGGAATTGTGATACGCCACGATGGTCGAGAGGTTCTGATTCTGGCTCGTGCTGGTGTTGTCGTGGAAGGTGTCGACGCCGACGCCGTTCTCGCGCCAGAGCTGGGCGACCCGGTCGACGACCTTGCGCGCCTCGTTGACTTCGTCGAGATACCCCGAGGCACCTCGCACATACAGGCCGTGGCCGGAACTAAGAACGATCTTCATGGCGCCCTCCTGGGACTGGCAGATCTATGCCGTGGGCGCGGTAGATCGCTCGCAGCTCGCGCCAGCGTCTAAGCCCACGGCTCCGGTGGTAGACGCGCGTCATTGGACGCATGGGAAATTGCGCGCGTACAATGTGCGCCGCGATACAAGCCATGAGCCATAGCACGCGGAGCGCCATCATGCCCCTGCGAGGAAGCGTTTCCGACCGAATACACGAGCTAACCCATCACGGGAGTCGGCCGCGGTCGCATCGTCAAATTGTGGCGATAGCACTTAATTCCGCACGCCGCGATAAGCGCAAAGGCAGCAAGCGCCGGCGGCGACGCTAGGCCCAGCCCTCCGGGTAGCCGGCGATCTCCTGCCAGGTCAGCCCGGTCATCTTGGCGAGCTCCTCGGCCAGGCCTCGGCGCGGGCGAGCTCGCCCCTCTGCCCAGGCGTAATAGGTCGTCCGCGACACCTGCAGCTTGCGGCTCTTCTCCGCGATCGTCTCGCCGGGCATGCGCTCCAGCACCGCCTTCATGGGCACGAGGATGCGCGCCCGCATCGACCTGGCCAGGTCGCGTGTATCCTGATCCGGGGCCGCCAAAATGAGCTGGTCGACGAGCTGCAGCGCCTCGGAGTGCGCCTTCTTGCTTGGCTTGGGCATATGTCCAGTTCCCTGATTGACAGGCCTCTGTACGGTTGTAGGATGGACACCCTAGCAAGAGGAGAGCCCTTGATGGAAGAGAAATCAGCAGCGGACAAGATTCGGGAATCGGCCGGCCTGGACATGGAGACGAAGCTCAAGCGCGAGCTCGGCCGCACGCCGGCGCCACCACCGGAACCGCCGAAACGCGAGCCCTATCAGGTCGCCGAGGCCGAGGTGGCGCAGCAGATCAAGGCAACGATGCGCGGCTCGAGCGGCTGGCATCTGTTGTCGTTCGGCGAGCAAGAGGCGCTCGACCTGATCGCCACCGAGATCAGCCGCATCTGCGCCGGCCGCAAGTTCTGGAAGGATCTGCGCGACTGGGCAGAGGTCGGAATGGAGGCGAGCGATGCTTAGAGCAATCGTCCTGGCCGCCGCCCTGCTCGCCACGACCTCGGCCCATGGCTTCACCCCGCGAGATGCGGCCGAGGCCTGCCGGCTCAAAGGGATCCAGATGCAACGCGCCGGCGAGCGGGCCGACGCCTGGCAATGGTTCTGCATGGAGGAGAATCACCTCGTGTTCACCGGCTGCAACTACAGCCCGAGCGCGATTTATCGCCCGGAGTGCTGGGTGCAGCGTCCAGCCGAAAGGCCGGCAGCATGAGTGAGCCGACCTACTTAGGCGACGGCCTCTACGCCGAGCTCGATCCGGGGCAAATGATCATTCTACGCACGCCGCGTGATGATGGCGGACGCTGGGTCGAGCATTGGGTCGGACTCGAGCCCGAGGTGTTCCTCGAGCTCTTGCGATTTGCGCGCCGCAACGGCTTCGGCGACTTGATCGATCGGGAGCATGGGGAGCAGCCATGATCAAGCAATTCATGATCGGTTGTTCCAAGACCATCAATCTTGGCAACTTTCAGTCGCTCAGGATCGAGGCACAAGTCATCTTCGAGGTGCCCACAGGACAGTGGGACGACATCGACTTGCTCAAAGTCCAAGCACAAGACGAGCTCAAGCGCTTACTCGAGGAAACCTACAAAGCACAGAGAAAGGTTGTCGAATGATCTCCATCGAAATTCACGGCGCACGGGCGCGGAACGCTGTCCGCATCGAGGCCTCTGCGATTTTAAACTCGAAAGGACCGTTGTGGTTGACAATGTACGATCAGATCACGGGAGAACTCCTGGCCGAGGTTACCATACACACGCAAAATTTCGTGCTGGCCGAATTGCTGGCGGAACGCATCAACCAAGCTCACCAAGAGTTGCTGGTAGAGGCATCCGACAATGAATGACGAGACAGAGAAGATGGGGCCGCTCGAGATCATCACCCCACAGACGCCGGCGCAGACATTCGGACAGTTCCTGATGAACGCGCTTGCCGACCCCAACATCCCGGCCGACAAGCTCGAGGTGATCGGCCGCTTGCGCAAGGAGGTGCTCGCTGAGCAGGCCGAGGAGGCATTCAACTTTGCCTACTCCAAAATGATGCTCGACATGCCGCAGATCGAAAAGCGCGGCCGCGTCGAGCTGATCACCAAGGCCGGTGTTGAGCTCGGCCGCTATGATTTTGCGCGCTGGGACGACATCGACAAACACATCCGACCGATACTCGTCAAACACGGGTTTGCGCTCGGGTTCCACACCGAGCCGGCGCAAGGGGGCGTGGCAATCTTGGTCGTCGCCGAGCTCTCCTACGGCGGTCACACCAAGCGCTCGGTGATGCCATTGCCGCCCGATGCCGGCCCAGGCCGCAACAGCCTGCAGGCGGTCGGCGGCGCTCAGACCTACGGCATGCGCTACACCGCGACCGCGCTGCTCAACATCGTCCGCAAGGGCGAGGACGACGACGCCACCTCGCTGCGCGAGCAGAAAGTCGACGCCGAGCAGGTCAAGCAACTCGAGAAGCTGTTGAGTGAGACGCGCACCGACAAGCAGCGCATTCTCGAGTTTTGCGGCGTGACCGAGCTCGCCGAAATGCAGAGCGCTGACTTCTTCCGCTTCATGCGGACCCTGACGATCAAAAAGAACAGGGCCGACAATGCGCGCACCTAGATTCAGCAACGCGGAAAAGGCCATGGAGGCTGCGCGCGAGGTCAAGATGCGCAAGGCCGTGTGGAGCCCAGACTATCCTGCCGGTCGCGGGATGACGCCGATTCAGCAAAAGCGCGCCGACATCATGCAAGAGATCGCCGACGAGTATCAGGCCCTAGCAGAAAAGGAACATTTGCTATGAAAATCCACTACGTCGAACAAGGCAGCGCCGAGTGGTACGAACTGCGCCTCGGCAAGCCGACCGCGTCGCAATTCCACCGCATCATCACCGAGAAGAAGGGCGAGCCCTCGGCCAGCCAGCGCGGCTATATGTGCCAGCTCATCGCCGAACTGCTGTTGAACGAGCCGTGTGACGACCAGCTCAAAATCGAGCAGATCGAGCGCGGCAAGCTCGAGCAGCCGCACGCGGCCCAACAATTCGAGATCCTCGCCGGCCGCCGGCTGGACCCGGTCGGGTTTATCGAGACGGACGATGGGCGCTATGGCTGCTCGCCGGATTATTTGATTGCTCCGAACACCGAGTGCGTAGAGATCAAATGCCCGCTGGCACGCAACCAGATGGACTATTTGCTATTCGGCCACGGCACAGACTATCGGCAGCAGGTGCAAGGCCAATTTCTTATCGGCGGATTCGAGCTCGTGCATTTCTACGCCTACCACCCCGACATGCCCGAGGCGCACATCCCGACAAAACCGGATCCAGATTACATCATCAAGTTACGCGACGCGCTCGACCGCTTTTGCGACAAGCTCGCCGAGGAGCACGAACGCGCCAAGACGTTCGGCACCTACCGGCGCACCGAGCGGCTGATCAAACCGCTCGAGCGTGCCTACCCCGACAACGTCGACGAGGACGAGCCGCTGCAAACGATCGTCACCGCCGAGGCCGAGGACGGCCGCGACGTGCAGAC